GAACAGGGTGGAGTTTACCCGGCGCTTCCGGCGCTTGATGACCATCGGCACGAAGTCCGGCTCCAGACCGTTCTGCTGCATCTGGCGCCGCCGGTTCTCGACCTGGTAGGCGACCGCCTCGACGTCTCGGTGGACGCGGGCGTACTCCTCCTCGTTGCTGAGGCCGAGTTCCCAGATCGCCTGCGCCTTGGGTAGCCCGAGCCACCAGATGGCGTCCACCGTGTCGGGGGTGGTGGCCTCCCCGCCCAGCGGCGCGTACTCCCCGGCGAGGGAACCGTCCCGGGTGAAGGCGGGGTGCGCGGCGGCGGCGGCGTCGCGGTTGCGCTGCTCGACCTCGGCCTGGAGCTTCTTCAGCCGCTCCTCGGCCGCGAGCCGGGCGGCGTCCTGCGCCGTCACCATCTGGTAGCGGACGCCGTTGTCTTCCAGCTTGGGCGCGGTGTACGGCTCGGTCGTCTCGTCCATGCCGACCGTGTCGTAGCCCTTCCCCTGGAGCAGCTTCGGGCCGGAGGCGCCGTGCGGGGCGGCCCCCGGCGGGGGGCCGTCCTGCACCGGATCGGGGGGCGGACCGATCTGGGCCTCCAGCGCCTCGTTCACGTCCTTCCAGGCGGACGGGTTGAGTTCGCCGGGGTCGGGCATTACGGTGCCGGTGGGGCCGAGGGATCGGTCCCGGTGGACGTGGTCGCCGGGGGCATGACCGCCGCCGTGCCCGCGCCGTCCGCGGAGAGCGCCTTGAACCCGGCGAGCGGGTCGCCCTGCACGATGGCGAAGTCCGTCTCCTCCGGCATGTAGCGCCCCTCGGCGTGGGCGACCTCCTCGGCCTGGGCCTCGGCCTGGGTCCAGGTGCCGGTCATCTTGCGGAGGGCCACCTCGGCGGCCTGCTTGACGATCTCGGAGGCGTCCAGGTCTTCGCGCTCCTCGGGGAGGAAGCCGAAGATTTGCTCGCCCGCGCTGACGCCCACGTTGCAGGGGACGAGGGCCGGGGTCACGCCCGGGGGCGTGGCGTAACGCAAGAACTTGAAGCCCTTGCGCTCGGCCCGCGCCTTGTTGATCGGGTCGGCCTGGGCCAGGATTTCGGACTCGACGTCCGCCCCGTCCGCGCCCTTGTCGGTGCGGTTGTAGTAGCCCCAGGTGTCCATGCTCGTTACTCCCCGGGCATCATCTGCCCGCTGGTGGACATGTCTACGGCGCCCTCGGAGGGCTGGCGGTTCAGCCCGCCGATGCGCGACTGCTCCCGGCTGCGGGCCATCTTGCGGTAGAGGTCGTGGCCGATCCCCACCTCCAGGCCGCTGAGCACCTGATCGTCCTTCTCGTCCTGGTTGTTGATGCCCCGCTGGCGCGCCTCCAGGAGCCGGAAGTTGACCCCCTGCGCCGCGCGTAGTTCGGTCAGCATCTCCTCCAGTTCCTCGGTCGGGGTGATCGACAGGTCGCCGGTCATCTCCACCGAGGGGTTGCGCTTGGCGATGGAGCGGATGACGGTGATCAACTGCGCCCGCCGACGCTGCTCCGCGATGACCATCCGCCGGATCGGGGGGAGGCCCCGCCCCGGGTCACCGCGCAGCCACATCTTCTCCTCGTCGTCGCGCAGGACGACGAACCCCTTGTCCTCGTAGTACGCCCGGTTCCCAGGATCGCCCTGGCCGGGGACGATCTCCCCGTCCGGCTTCATGTACCAGAGCATCCGGTGGTTGTAGGCGGGCGCCCGCTGGACGAGGCCCTTGGGCTTGTTCGTCCGGCTCCGAAGCTGCTGGAGGATGGGGTGGTCCACCTCGGCCGAGATGGGGGGTGGGGGCACGTTGGTGTTGATCGTGATGAAGCGGCCCTCGGCGTCCCGCTTGAGGGTGATCAACTCCCCGTTGGGGCCGACCGCCTCGATGGTGTCGGGGAGCATCTCGGGGCGCCCCACCGCACCGACCACGCCCCCGGTGGAGCCGACCAGCGGCTGCCCGTCGAGCCCGCTCGACGCCTCGCTCTCGGGTTCGGCCAGCACCGGGTTGCTCGCGGCCATCGCCTCCGTCGTGGGATCGGGTTCGTCCGCCACCGCCGTGGCCGACTCGGCCCGGCGCGGATCGTCCGCGAGGAAGGTGCCCCGCCGGGCGGCGGGCACGGTCCCGTTCGGCGGCGGGATGGCGCGGGGGGCGCGAGGCATCAGCTAACTCCCTTCAACCACACCCAGTGGTCGTCGCGGAGTTCGCCGTGGCCGAAGATTTGCTCCGAGGCGATCTTCCAGGTGAAGTAGTCGATGTCGTAGAAGAGGTGCATCTTGGGCGACCGCTGCATGACGAGGGCGTAGGCGTCCTTGTGCATGACCACGTTGTTGCCCTGCCCCGCGGCGGGCTTGAACAGGTTGGTGGTCACGTAAGGGGTGAGGCCGTAGATGTCCCGGCCGATCTGGCCGTTATTGACCTGGGCGCCCCCGCCGTTGGGCATGCTGTCCCCGCGGTAGAGGACGGACGTCCACTTCTCCAGCCCCAGCTTGTCGTTCTTCTCGGCCGGGGTCATGATCAGCACCCGCCCCGAGTCGGAGACGTTGCTGTCGTCCAGGGCCTGGACGGCGTCGCGCACGTCGTCGTCGGTGAACGGGGTGCCGAGGGTGCCGAAGCTGCGCGAGGCCAGCGAGACCCCGGTGGACACCTTGGTGTCCACGTCCTTCGCCAGGGCGTAGGCCACCTTGTCCTCGTACGCGGAGCGCAGGTTGATGTGGCTCTGCACCTGGACGATGTCCTCAATCCCGAAGGCCGCGTAGTCCCAGATGTTCAGGACCAACACGACCGGGGTCTCGGCCACCGTCTCGTAGGTGATCGCCGTGTTCTCGGTCTTCGCCCGCGCGTTGAGGTCGGAGATGCTCGCGATGATGACGCTCTTGCCGACCTTGGCGTCCTTCTCGTACTCGCGGTTCACGTGCTGCGCGAGGATAAGGTTCGCTTCCTGCTTGACGAGGACGTTCTTGCTCCACACGTCAGGGGAGAACAAGCCGCTGTAACCCGTCCCGGCCTGATTGGCGATGGTCTGGTCGATGAACTCTGCTACCCCGGTAGCCATGCCCACTCACTCCTGACTCGTCGGCCCGGTCAACCCGACCGGCCGACGAGTCGCATTGCGGCGGGGTCGAGCGCCCGGGTCGGCTTGTAGGCCACCCCGGGCTTGAACTTCCCCGCCTTCACGTCGTAGACCTGGACCCACTCTTCGGGCGACATCTCCGCGATCTGCTCGTCGGTGATCTGCCGCTGGCGGGGCGCCTTGCCCCCGCCGCTGTCGGCCACCGGCTCGGTGCCGTTCATCTCCGCGATCAACCTCGATTTCAGGGCCGGGGTGAGCTTCGCCTCGACCTTCTTCTGCGTCTCGGGCGCGCTCGCCATGTGCTCGGCCCGCGCCTCGATCAGCGCGGGGAGCCACCGCTTCAGCCCGTCCTCGAACCGCAGATTGCCGGGCACCTCGCCCAGCTTCTCGGCCGCGGCGGCGACCACCTCCTGCGGGAAGCCCGAGGCGATCTCGTCAATCGTGCGCTGCACCGAGCCGTAGGCGTCGTTCGTGGCCTTCTGCCGGAAGGTATCGACGTACCGTTTCTGGTCGTCGGTCAGCACCTCCCGGGCGCGCATCTCACCCAGGCGTTGGTAGTCTCCCCGGCGCGCCGCCTCAAGCGCGGCCTTCCGCGACCGTTCGGCCTGCTCTCGCTCCCACCGCTCCTCCACGAGTCGGTTCGCCCGCTCGTCGGCCAGTTGCTCCGCGCGCTGCTGCGCGAGGCGGTCGGCCATCGACCCGGCGATCCCCATCAACTTGCGGTTCTTCCGCAAGGTGTCGGGGTCGTACCGCTCAAGGAGTTGGTCGAGGTCGGGGAGTTCCTGTCCAGCCTCCGGTGCGTCGGGCGGCCCTTGCCCGGCCTCCTGCGGTTGTCCTGGGGTCGGTTCTGCAACCGGCGCCTGGACGCCCTCGGGAGCCTCACCTGTCGCCATCGCTTGTCCTTCTGCCCGTACGGGGGTCGCTGGCCTCCGCCGTGTCCACCCGGGCGGCCTGCCGGCGGTCCTGGTGGGGGTGGCTTCGGTCGGTTCGGCGCCCGTCTGCGGGCTAGTGTATACCCTGGTTCTTGACTTGCTTTACAGCGCGACTACTTCTTGCCCTTCCGCAACCACGGCGGGAGGTTCTTGGCCTTGGCTTTGTCGTCCTTCTCGTCCTCCTTGTCCGACGACTTCTTCGGCGGGAACGGGCGCTTGAGTGGCACTACTTTCCCTTTCTCTTCGCGTCACGCTGGACGCGGTACGCGATGGCCACCGCCTGCTTCGGGGGCTTGCCCGCGGCGATCTCCCGCGCAACGTTCTCCTCCCGGGCGGCTTTGCTTGACGACTTCTTGAGCGGCATCCCACGCCTCCCTGGTGACCAACACGAACTGGGGCTCGCACGCCGGTTCGTCCGTGAAGCGGATGAGTCGACCGTAGGTATCCACGGTGATGCTCGGCATGCGAGGCTCCTTGTCTACCCGGCTAGACGTCAGTCGGTCAGATCATCTTGCCGGCGCTGGGGGCGCGGAACGCTGGAAGATTTTTCTGCATGATCCCCTGCAAGTCCTCGTCGCTGTACCCGGCCTGCGACCCCACGGCGCGGAACCCGGCCTGCTCGGAGTTCCGCCCCCGGAGGTAGTCCTGCGCCCTGATCTTGTTGGGGTTGAAGGACTGCTGGAGCGCCTGCGGCGTCACCCAGCCGCCGTTGTTCTGGAGCGCCCCGGACTGGGGCACCACCCGGTTGGTGAGCAGGGCCTGGGAGAAGGCGCTGACCGGGATCGCCTGGTTCTGCACTGAGGCCACGTCCTGCCCCCGGTTGAACGGCATCGCCTGCTTCAGCCCAACCCGCTGCTGCTGGTACTGCGCCATCTGCTCGGGGGTCATGTAGGTGCCGGTGCTCTCGTTGAAGGCTTGGCTCCCCCCGGTGTAGGCCATCCCGTCCGGCCCGATCTGGGGCGTCTGCCAGGCGGGGGTCATGCCCCCCTTCTGGTAGTTGAGTTGGTTGCTGACCATGTTGGCCCAGTTGGCGTTACCGTCCAGCCCGGCCATCCCCTGCTGGGCGCCCGTCCACTGCTGATTGGCCTGGTTGATCCAGTTCTGCCAGGACGTCGGGTTGCTGAGGTCGGCGGCCTGGCCGTCCTGCCCGGGGGTCGTCGGCGGCTGGGTGGCGGCCTGGGCGTTGGGGGCGGGCGGGCCACCGGGCTGGCCGTAAGCCGACGTGGCGGCGCTGCGCCCGGCGACCGTGTTCCCGAGCATGGTCTGCCAGTTCTGCAACTGGTTGTTGGCGCCGCCGGGCACCTGGAACTGCTGGCCCGCCACGGTGGCCGGGCCGAAGGTGGTCTGCTGAATCTGGTTGTTGGGTTGCATGCCCCCGAGGCCCCCGCGGGCGTTGCCCAGCATCTGGGCCTCGATGTAGTTGCGGGGGTTGCTGGCCAGGGCGGCGACGTCCTTGGCCTGGTTGAACGCCTGCTGCTCGCGGGTGAGGGTGGCCTGCCCGTTGAGGTAGCCGGACTGCTCGGTGGCGAACTCCTGGGCGGCCTGGGTCGGCGCCCAGGTCTGCTGGCCGTCCGCCCCGGTGACCATCTGGCCCCCGAAGAGTTCGGCCATCTTCTGGAGGTTCTGGTTGGTGAGTTCCTCCCCCTTGAGCCCCTCGGTCGCCTGGTTCGACCGCTGCTGCTCCAGGGCGATGAACTCGTTGGTCGCCCGGTCCTTCCACCCCTGCGCGAGTTCCTGCTTCTCCTTCTCGACCTGCCAGACCGGCTTGCCCTCGAAGTAGCCGGTCTGCTCGATCAAGGAAATCTGGTAGTCGGCCGCCGTGTTGAGGATGTTGGCCAGGGTGTTGAGTTGGTTCTCGGTGAGCCCGCTCGGCATCCCGTTGATCAGGGGGCCGAGGGGCGTCATGTCCCCCGCGCGGTAGCCGCCGTATCCGGTGGTGATGTTCTGGGCGGCCTGGTTCTTCGGGCGCAGGACGCCCATGTTGATGGCCGACCTGATCTTGTCGATCAGCCCCGGGTTCTTCTGAAGCTCCTGCTGGAGGAACTCGTTGAGCCCGGTCGGCCCCGCGTCCCCCCGCAGGATCAGGTTGCGGACCTCCTCGGGGACGCGGTCGTACCCCATGGGGAACTCCCACTCGGGAGTCTCCTGGCCGACGATCTGCCCCGACTGCTGGCCCCCGCGGAGCCACCCCCCGATCAGGTCGTTGAGGGCGCCCATCCCACCCATTCCGCTTGTCGCGCTCATGCCACTCTCCTTGCTTGCGGGACACGGAACCGGGGAAGGAAACCACCCGCGCCGTTCGCGGCGGCCTCCCGCTTCTTGCGCTCCTCCTCGGCCATCTGGTCAACCGACTTGCCGGTGGCGACGGAGACGCCGCTCCCGCCCATTGGGATGCCCCCGTTCCCGATGGGCACCGAGGCCGGGTCGGGGGTGCCCGACATGCCCAGCATGATGCCCCTCGCCTTGTCGGTCAGGGCCGTGCCCAGCCCGGCGGTCGGGCTCGGTTTGTTGGCGATGGTGCCCACCGCGCTCCCCGCCGAGGGCCGGGGCATGGAGAAGTCCGGCGTGGTCACGTTCCCGTTGGCCAGCCGCACGCTGGGCATCTGCTTGCGGAGGTTCTCCAGTTCGTCCAGGTGCTCCTGGTAGGTCTTCTTCACCGGGTCGATGGCGCCCGCCCCGACGCCCAGGCCGATGGTGCCCGCCCGGGTGATCCCGTCCATGCCCACCTGCGGGGCCATCGCGGCGAGCGCGTTCATCGAGTTGGCCTCCCCGATGATCCCGCTCTGGGCGATGGCCTCGTTGGAGCGGCCCTGCGCCAACTGCCGCTGGTTGCGGGTCTCGTTGAGGTCTCGGTAGAGCCCCTCCCGCAACTGGCGGTCGGCGTTCTGGATATCGACCCCCTCCTTGACCCGGTTGTTGCGGGCGACCTCCTCCTGGGTCTTCTGGTTGATGTGGGTCTGGAAGACGCTGCTCCACTCGGTGGCGCTCTTGGTCCCCGCCTGGATCGCGGCGATGACGTCCGCCCGGCTGGTGTTGGGGTCGGCCATGAGCTTCTGGGCGTGCTGCCAGAGTTCCTGGGTCCGGCGCTCCATCTCCTGGTCGTGCAGCGACTTGGCCGCGTCGATCAGGGTCTTGACCGTGTCCGCCTGGGACTTCCCCAACTCGGCCTGCGAGAGCTGGTCGGCCGTCTTCCGCTCGTCCGCGGTGAGGACGTCGGTGACCTCTTGCAGCTTCCCGTCCTGGTCGAAGCGCGCGACCCGCCCGGTCTTGGTGTCCCGGTAGGTGGAGCCGCTGGCGGGCTTGTAGTTCTGGTTCCGCTCGAAGACGATCTGTTTGCGGTTGGGGTCGTAGTACGAGATGAACTCCGCGTCCTTGGGCGCGGTGACCGGCTGGATGTTCTCCTTCGGCCCCTGCTTCGGGTAGGTGGCGATGACCCTCCCGCCGTTGTCCAGGTCGATCAACTGGGAGATCGTGTTCCCGCTGGCGTCCACGCTCTCGATGACCTGGGTGCGGTTGCGGTCGTTGGCCGAGGGGATGCGGGGGTAGGAGCCGATGACCTTGGTGCCGGTCGGGGTGTCCTCCACCAGGAGGGTGACCGGCTTCCCGCTGGCGTCGGTGGTGGCGATCTCGCGCCGGTTCCCCGCGGTCTCCGTCCCAGGCAAGAGCGAAGCACTCTTGCCGTCGGGGTTGACCACGAACGTGCCCTTGCCCGTCACGCTGAAGGTGGACCCCGGGGGGCGCTGCTCGTCGGTGAGCGTGGCGATGGTCGCCCCGGTGTTGAGGTCGATCAGTTCGTTGCCCCTGATCTGGGTGCGGGGCTGCTTGGTGTCGGCGTCCCCCTCCAACTCCTTGCGGATGCGATCGCCCGCCAGCCGCTGGATGTCGAGGTACTCCTCGCCCGCCGACTTCGCGGCGGCCTTGGCGTCCTGGAAGGTCTTGCCCTCGCCCTTGGAGACGTTGGTCTCCAAGGTGCTGATCGTGTCCGAGGCCGTCTGCCACTTCTTGACGTCGTTCTCGAAGCCGGGGACGGTCTCGTAGTTCCAGGGCGCGTAGATGCCCCCCGGCGTCTGGGGGGTGCCGGGCCGGAGTTGCTTGGGCGGGTTCTCTGCGTCTGGGCCGTTCTCGCCGTACGCCTTCACCAGCGCGGCGTAGTCGGTCTTCGCGGTGTCCAGCCGCTCCTGATAGCCAGCGGCCCTGGCCTCGGCGTCCTCTTTCGCCTTGCGCCGCTTCTGGACGTCCGCGTCCTGCTCGACCCGCCTAGCGACCTCGGCCTCTTTCTCTTGGGGTGTCATGTTGACCCTCTGGGCGCCGCCCGGTGTGCCCGAACTGGGGGTGGGGCTGTACCCGGCCCCGCCCTTGAGTGCCTGGTTCAACAGCGTGGTCGCGTCGAACTCCTTGCCCAACCCGCCCAGCGCCCCGGTGCCGGTCTGGATGCCCTTGCCGATTCCGATGTGGAGATGGGACGGGGTGCCCTTGGCGTTGCCGGTGTTCCCCACCACCCCGATGTCGGTGCCCGTCGTGACCCGCTGCCCCTTCTTCAGACCAGACGGGTCGCGCAGGTGGGCGTAGTAGTAGGTGTTGCCGTCGTCGCCCAGGATGCCGACGTTGTTGCCCCCGGCGCTGTCGTCGGTGTTCGACCACTGGACGGTGCCGTTCGTCATCGACTGCACGGGGGTACCGGCCGGGGCGAAGATGTCGGCCCCGCCTCGGGCGCCCTTGTCCTGGCTGCCCCAGTGGGCGGGAATCTCCCCGCCCTTGTAGCCCCGGATCGGGAAGGCGTACCCCTGTGAGGTCTGCGCGTTGTTCGCCACCGTCTGCCCTCCCGCACCCACGGTCACTGCCCGGGGAATGCCCGCCCGCGGCGCCGCCGCACCCCGGTTGGGGTCGCCGTTCTGCCGGTAGTCGTTGACGATCCCGTTGACCTTAGTGACGTACCCCGGCCGGTTGCCCACCGCCGGGCGCTGGGCGTAGACGGCCAACTCCCCGGGGCTGGCATTGGGGTGCAGGCGCTGCTGCTCGCGGAACTCCGCGATGGCGCGCCGGGTGGCGTTGGGGACGTTCTGCCGCTCCGCGACGGACAGCCCCTTCCCCCGCCCCCCGTCGTTCTCGTGGAACGGCCCCCAGGAGTGGCCGTTGTCCCCGGGCTGGTAGATGTCCAGCCCGGTCTCCGCGATGGCGGTCGCCACCAGGATGTCCGCCAGGTCGTCCGCCCCGGCCTCCGTGGCGGTCTGCCGGATGAGGGCCTCGGCCTGCTCTTTGGTGATTCGCTCGGCCATCGTCGTGTCCTGTCTCCCCCGTCTACCCGGCTAGACGGGCGTTCTCGGCCGCGCGCCCGGCGGCGACCGCTTCCTCGTAGCGGTCATTCTCCTTGCCCGCGAAGCGCCTCGCCAGCGTGGTGTCCCGGTTCGACGGGCGCGGCCCGGCGCCGTTCTCGAAGTCCTCCACCGCCTGGATCGCCCGCTTGATGTCCAGGTCTTCGGCCGCGGAGCGGGAGCCGGTGAACTGGCGCAGCCCGCGCACGTCCTGCGGGACGTCCTCGTAGCGGGGGCCAGACCGGGTGGGGTCGAGGATGCCCGGCCCGTACCCCGGGTTCCGCACCCGCTTGCCGAAGACGTCGGTCTTCGCGGGCAGGGTGTGGCGGGCGAAGGGGACGCGGAACGTCACCTCGTCCATGGGGGTGTCGCGCTCGCGCTCGTAGCGGTCGGTGGCGCTGCTCACCCCCTGCATGAACCCCCCGCCGAGGAGCGGCCCGGTGTAGGAGCCGACGGCGTTGGCGGCCCAGCGGGGCATATCGGTGTCGAAGTTCCGCAGACTCTCGTAGAGGTCACCGAAGGAGCGCAGGAACACCTGGTTCCCGCCCCAGTAGGCGGCGTTCCGGCCCACCTCGGTCAGGTACTCCTCGGGGTCTTGGTGGGAGTCGCCGTACATCTGGGCCTCGGCCGTCGCCCCGGCCAGGGCCAGCGGGTAGGCGACCGGCCCCAGCCGGGAATAGTCGTGGTAGGCACCCCCGATCTTGACCGCGTTGGGGCGCCACCCCTGCGCGATCAAGACGTCGCGGGTGCGCTGGTCGTCCGGCCCGCTACCGGTGATCAGTCCGCCGAGGGCAAGTTGGTGCAGCCCCAACCAGGCCGCCGTGCCCACCGCCTGGTCGGCCAGCCGCTCGCCCCCGCGCTCGACCTGGAAGCCCTTCCCCCGCCCATAGTTGACGGCCGCCTCCAGGCCCATCGAGGCCGCGCCGAGGCCCGGGGTGCGGTCGAGCCCCCGGCGGGTGATGTTGTAGCCGGTCTTCACCATCGGCATCAGGAAGTTGCCGACCGGGTTGTGGGTCAGGTTGGCCAGCCGGTTGCCGAAGTCGCCGGGGTCGTTGCGGAAGGTCAGGGCGTCCGACTCCTCCTGCGCCCGGCGCAGCATCGCCTCAGTGGGGGCCGCCTCCAACTCCTTGATCCGGCGCCGCCCCTCCTTGGAGAAGGGGTTGAGCCCCTCGCTGATGGCCTGGTGGGTGGCCAGCCGGGCGTGCTCCATCCGCTTGGCGATGTGGGAGTGCACCTCGTCGGACGCCGTCCGCACCCGGCTCGGCAGTTCCACGCCCGTGGCCGCCACCTCCGCCGCCTTGCGCCGTCCGCCGATGGCCTTACCCTGCGAAATTAGGGCGTCGTTCTCCTCCTTGAGCCGCCGCACCAGCCCCCGCCCCACCTCGCTCGTCCCGGTGGGGGTGCGCTGGTTCATCAACTGCTCGATGATGTTGTCGGGATTGGCCCTAACCGCTGCGGTCTGCGCCGCCTCCGGGTTCTCCCCCTTGGCGATGCGCTCGGCCACATCCTTGGCGATGCGCTCGGCGCGCTTCGCGCCTTGGGCGTACGCCTGCTCCCGGATCGCCTTGTCCGGCCGCCCCTCCTGGAGCGGCTCCCGGACCCGGTCGAGGAAGATGCGCCACCCCTCGGTCAGGGCGGCGTCCCCGGCGGCGGCCGCCTCCATGAGGGTGGTGCTGGGGTGCCCGCCCCGGCCGGTCAACTTCCCGCCGGTCTCCATCGTCAGATCGCGGGCCAGCTTCCAGAGCCCCTCGATGGGGCCGGTGGTGAAGTCCCCGATGATCCCGGCGACGTTGGAGAGCATCCCGCTGTAGCGCAGCGACTGCACCCAATCCCGGGCACCCACCGGGTCACCGGCAAACTCGTACGGCAGGCGCTTCGCCTCGGTC